TCCAGTGGGAAGGAAGATTCTCTCGACTTGGGCAAAAGAGACCAGTGCTTGTCTCTTATGTTGTCGCAAGAAATACAGCAGACGAGCACGTTGCTGACTTGCTTCTTGAGAAGCTACCCCACGTTGGAGAGATTGGAGAGGACGCCGCAGCGGAAGAAATCGAAGGCGTGCTCGCTGGCGTAGACAATACAGAAGGTGCTGGTCAAAGACTTTTAGACCGTATCTCTAAAATAGCGAAAGAAAGTGCTTGACACCTGGGCCACAGGTGGTATTTACTATAACAAGAAGGGACATTATCATGGCTAAACTACTCGATGCCGGACGCTCTGAGCGCGGATGGCACAGAATACAAAACGTAATCCGGTGCCCGCGACTTTTCGCGTGGAGGGAGATTGAGGACATTCCGTTCAAGATCTCTCCTCCCCTCGTGAAGGGTTCGCTTCTGCACATTGCGCTCGCTCACCATTACCAGCGGATAAAAGAAGTACAGACGGGGGGTGACCCAGAAGACTGGCTCTCTCCTGAAGACGCTGTCTTCGCTCTTGCCCAGAAGAATAGGGAAGAGTCCCCCTTGTGGGAAGACTGCGCTCCTCAGATTGTAGACGCCTACTTTGCCTACCGGAACAACTGGATGCGGGAGGACTGGAAGGTACTCGATGTTGAGTTCGAGTTGCGTGCCCGGATTGGTAAGCAGAAACATTTATACACCCAGCGGGCAGACCTCATCATTGAGGACCACAACGAGCGGGTATGGATTGTTGACCACAAGAGCGCATATAGGATTTCATCAAAGACGCTACGCCAACACATCCTCGATGGACAGTTCATCGGATACCAGATGTTCGGCTATGCAAAGTACGGGGCCCGGTTCGCTGGGGTGCTCGTCAATCGGGTGAAACTCTCTACTCCCTACGAGTATGACCGCCGTTCCCTTGAACCTGCTCCCGCAGCAATCGAAGACTTCGTGAGTGTAATCGAAGAAGCGGAAGCTCGGATTGCTCGGTACGAGGGGAAGCCTACCCGAGAGTGGCCAATGGCCCTGAACAACCAGACCTGTTTCGGTAAGTATGGGCAGTGCTCTGCTTATGAGCTTTGTCGCTTTGGAGGTGAGTGATGTCTACCCGCGATATTAAAAAGAGACACGAAGAATCCTACAAGGGGGAATACAGGATGCCTGCCCCTGCTCGAATGGCAAGAGATATCCACTTCCTCTTGGGTGTGGTCGCCCAACAGAAAGAGCAGCTTCGGACAGCACGCATCGCCTTGGGAGTAGAATCATGCTCCTCCTAAAGATTACTGAGAAAGAGGAGCCAGTTATCCTGGAAGCCCTCCACTTCTTTGGAGCGGAAATCCAAGCTCGAATGAAGACAATGGGCGAGGACAATGACCTGGAGTCCTGGGCAGAGATGCTCACGACAATTGACCAAATCATCGATGTAATCAAGTTGACCAATCAGAAACCCGTGTGTTAGTTTTACCAATCAAATGTGTGTAAGGAAAAATCAATGGCTAAAAATGGAAGCAATGGCGGAAGCCATCAGGCTGCTGGGGGCGTATTCATCTGCCTCTACGGCCCAAGTAAAGCAGGAAAGACTGTCGCGTCAGCAGCGGCTGGAGCAACCGGGGTCTTCATTGGAGACCCGGCAGGACTTATGTCCGCCTCCCGATTCCTCGGAATAGATAATCTAAATATCCTCCCGGCCAAGACAGTGCCGGAGGCGATTGCCCAGATTGAGAAAGTAGTGAAGAAGGGGAACTGCCCTTCCATCGTAATCGATGACTTCTCTCTAATCGTCGAGGCAACCATCAATGAATACGAGAGCAGTAAGGGACGAGCAGGAATGTGGTCTGCCCTAACGAGAGACGTACTCGCTGCCCGAGACGCCGCCCGCGCAGCTACCTCTCAGGGCACGGTCGTTATCTTCAACTGCCATGAACAACCTCCAAGGACCAGCAGTGGTAAGTTTATTCGCGGGGGCCCTTCACTACCTGGCCAGCTTCCAGAAAAGTTTAGTGGCATGGTCGATGTGATTGGCCGTGCGATGTTCGAGCCTACTGCTGCTCCTTGGAAATACCAACTCTGCTTTGAGCCCTTAGCAGATTATGTCTCCGGAGACAGGCTCTCTGTATTCCCGGGCCGAGCGCCCATGAATATAGCGGAGGGCCTTCGGGCAGCAGGCTTTGTAATCCCTTACCCCAAAGGACTGGAGTGGATTGACAAGGCGGCGGAAGGGCTGAGCCAGAAGATATTAGAAGTCGGAATCGAGAACTGGCCCGAAGTCTTAAAGGAAGCCTCGGAGAAAATGAGAGGGAAGCGGAAGCTCCCCCATATCCGCTGGGCCCTACAAGATGGGCTTCACCGCGCCACTATCTACCACTACACAGCGGTCGATGCTCTCCGAGCATTCGCTGGCCCAATAGATGGAGAAGAAGAAGGATTATTCGTTTAGTGGATTGGGGGCTGAGACACCTTGCGTTTCTTGTCCTTTCTCTTGGAGTCTCGCCTCCAATCCCAACCCCTCGCATGTGTGAGTAAATAACAAAAAGCCCGAAAGGGCAGGAGATAAGAAGATGAGCATTGTAACTATCGAACTTGATTTTACCGGAAAGACCCCCGCAGGTGGTGCTGGCCTCGGCTACCTCACCAGCGGTTTGCATAAGGCTTCCATTCTGGAGTTCAAGCATTATGAAGACTCCAACCGTCTGTATGTCTACATGGCAACTGCCGGTATTCGCCACCGGGAGAGTTTCTCCCTGAGTGAACGAGCAATCCCTTTCATCATGGGCTTTCTCGTTTCCGCTGGCGTCTCGGAGAAGAAACTTCAAGGCAAGGTAAACTTCCCATTCAGTAAGCTGGCAGGAAAAGCCGTGTATTTCAACTACACCGCACCCACCATGGGCGCGAACGGCCAACCTGTTGAGGGAAGCTATCCCGAATATCGCTTTGTAAAGGAAGCGCATTATGCCCAGATGGAGAGGGTAGCAGCAGCGCAAGTTGCCGCATCCCAGACCGTGGCGACGGACGAAGCCCCGGCTCCCGCGAAGGCCACGAAGAAGGCTGCGCCCGCCAGCAACAGTGTTGCGGCCTCCGATGACGATCTCGGTTTCCTTTTGGACGACTGAGTGGCCTGCCGGCTTGCCGGAAAACGACAGTACAGGGAGGCATGACTGTGGTCAAATAGATGCCTCAACCTTTCCCGGAGGGTGGTGGGATTCACAAAACTTAGGGGTATCCAATCCCCGAACGATTCGTGTACCGGCCCCCGCCACTCTCCACCCTCTTAGCCCAACAAGAACATGTCCAACTTCTGCCCAAAATGTCCCATGCGTTCCGCTGGGGGTGATGACCCTGTAGGTTCTGAATCCCATGCGAATGACCGCGTCATCCTTTTAGGGGATGTGCCTGGAATGCACGAAACTATTGAAGGGAGACCCTTCGTAGGTCCCGGGGGAATGGAACTTCAACGGGCATTGAACGCGATTGGTGTCCGCCGGGACGAATGCTACATCACGAATACTATTCGCTGCCGTCCTCCAAGGAATGACCTTGAAGCCTTGAACATAAAGATCTCCCGGCAGAACAAGAGCAGACAGAAGAGAGCCCGAGAAGAGAAGACGGAAGCCTGCTTAATTAAAAAGCCCTTAGAGGCTTGCGGTGGAAGACTCTACGCAGAACTCAAGGCCACGGGAATCACAGACATAATCTGCCTGGGCAAAGCAGCGGCGAAAATGATTCGCGGGGGTGACCCCTCTATTATGGGACTAAGAGGAGGGTGCGAACTACTGCCCGCTCCTTGGGACCCCAACACTCTTTTACGGGTTGCCTATGTGATGCACCCCTCTATGGTCCTACGTCAGATGGCGTACCAGGATGTCTTCCGCCATGACCTGTCCAAGGCATTCCGCTTTTTCCAAGGAAAATTAGAGTGGGAAGACCCACTTATTGTGCGGCTTTCTAAGTACGAGGACATTGCAGAATATCTTGAGAAGTTCAAGCGGGAGGGGAAGCCACTTGCGTATGACCTTGAAACCGATGGCATCAACCCACTTACTGCGAATGTCCGGTGCGTCGGAATCGGAAACGAAGATGAAGCCCTAATCATTGAGATTCGGAGCATTCATGGGCATCTGCTCATAGAGCCCGAGGATGAGGGGAGAATCAAGAACCTCGTCCGTGAGTTCTTTGACCGTCCAGGCGTCCCCATCCTCGGGCATAACGCTGGTCAATATGATCGACTTGTAATGGAGCAATGGTTAGGCGCTACGCCGACTTTGACCTGCGATACTATTATCCTACATCTGCTCGCTGACAATGAACTTCCTCATAACTTAGGATTCGTTGGCTCTTTCTACACAGACAATCCTGAAGCATGGAAGGCAAATCACACCGCAGTTCAAGCGAAGACTGATGAAGAACTCCATATTTATTGTGGGAAAGACGTTGCCGTCACCGCGAGAATCGCTCGGCCGCTTGCCCAAGATGTGAAAAGCCGTAAGCAGCTACACTTAGTTTCCAGAGAACATACGCTACAGTCTTTGGGCTCTGCCATGCAGACGAACGGCATTGCTGTTGACCTCGACCGGGCGACAGAGCACTTAATTTCCTTGGATAGTGAGGCGAAGAAGCACTTAGCTATCTGCCGGGAGATCACTTCCGAGAAGTTCAATCCCCAGAGTACCCGACAGATGGCAGGGCTCCTGTTCAAGGACTGGAAGCTGGCTCCTCACCACTACTCCGAGAAGACAGGCGACCCCTCTACGGACGATGAAACTTTGCGGACGATGATTGTCCACTATGGTTTGAGCACAGACAGGGTGATC